TGGACTACGAAACTATTACCGAACTCCACAGAGTTCACAAAACAAGGGAAGTCGGAGAAGCCAATAGGATACCTCTCGGCAAAGGACGCAACTATTTTACATTTATGAGATTACATATATTCAAGGTGCCCGAAATCTATATCATTCCTTCTATCTTCGTAGAAGTTGATGGACTCAAAGGGGACAGAATTATTTGGCTATCAGTAGGGTTCTTGAACTTCACCTTAAGCCTACAAATAACTAAGAGCTAATGAACGATAACGTTGAGAGACTGCACACTAGGATAAATCTTATCCGTGAAGAATCAAGGACTGTGTCCTATAGGATAGAGGCTCTTGAAGAACGCCGCAAGGAGTTACAAGAGCAAAAGAAATACCTCAAAGAATTACTTTCTAATATGTCTTAGAGCAGTTAGGTTTATTGTTAACCATTATCTACTAGCCCTCACCGTTTTGTTTTGTTTTTCGGTGGGGGCTTTTTTTATTTCATTAACTCTTGGATTCTACCTAACCCCGGAGTAATAGACATCCTAGTTTTAGAAAAAGGATTTAATGTTTCTACAAGCGGAGATCTTGAAACGTCACCCATAAATTGAAGCACAGCACTTTTAGCTTCGTCTTGGGACTCCATAGCTTTCTGTAATTTCTCTTCGTTTTTACCTTCTACAAATCCACCAATACCTCTAGATATTAAGTACTTGTTCAAATAGTTTCTTTTTCTAGCAAATCCCTTGCGAGTATAAGTGTTATTATTCATCATAAGTGCTTCTAGCAACTTAGGGTCCTTCATAGCATCGTTAAGAATATCTATAACTTCTCCCTTTTGAAGGTTCATTAAAACCTCTGTTGCTGTTTTTTTACCAGAAGAAACTGCCATAAGAGCACCCGGTCCAGAGGCTATCTTACCAGTAATAATACCACTTGATATTGCCGCAAGTTGTGTAAAGAAACTTTGTTTAGCAAGAGTATTAGCTGCTGATACTTTAGACTCAGTAAGCTTGTATTTATTAAACTTCTTTAACTCTGCTACAAATTTGTTTACGTTCTTTATCTCTGATGGATCAAGTGCTAAATCGATAGCTTGTTTTATTTCTGGATTTTTGAGTATACTTTCTATTGTAAGTAACTCAAAGTCTCCACTTTTTGTCCCGAAAGAAGATATGTATTCATATATTGAATCCTTAACACCTTGGAGTACTTCTTGTTTATTTACTCCAGCTTGCTTGAATGTGTTTATTGGGGATTTATTAATTAAATCCAATAGCTCTTTCATTTCTCCAGCTGGGTTTCCTCCACCTAGAATGCTTTTCATTCTGTTTGAACTAGAAGCTCCTATAAATTTACCAAATGACTTTTCTCCTTTAGTCCCGAATCTATGCGAGTATAAATCTTTTAGATCTTTTACTTCAGCTCTAAATACATCTGCTGTATCCTTTGCACTTTCTAATTGAACTTTTAGTGGAGCATATTCTGGAACATCCAATAGTTGCTTATTATTTTCTAGGAATTGCTGTGCTTTGTCGGGATCAATTAAGCCGCCTTTACCAGTTGAGAAATCAACGAATCGAGTACGTATATAATCGTGCAATCCAGACATCATTTGAAACTCCTCTAGTGTCTGTGGAGCCATTTCATCTGAACCCATTCTGCTTACAGCTTTAGTTAATTGCTCAAAGCTAAGTTTTCCCTCTTGTCCTTTCTTGTATGTCTTTTGTAATATCAATGAAGGATCTATAGCCTCTGCACCTTCTCTAGAATAACTTAGTATTCTTCCTACTACACCTTTATTGAATCTCTCGTTTACCATACGAGATACATCTTTAGCTCTTTGTAATTCTGGTCCAGCTCCGGGTATCTTGTCTAGATCTTCAAATATAGATTTCCTTAATTCTGTGGCTACTCTAGCTGTATTAAACTGTTTATTAGATCTAGCGATAACCGCATATTCCCCCAATCTACTATACAATCCATAAAGATCACCCACTGTTTTTATTTTTCCGGGTTCTGATAAGAACTTAGTTGCGAAATCCGGCATATCTACATCTTTTACTTCACCTAACTGTTTTTGTAATTCTTGAAAAGCTTTTCTAGCATTTGGGTATTGGAATGCACTTTTTTCTAAGTCTACAGCTCTCCAAACTTCATTCTCAAGTCCGTGTCCTTGTTGTGATGATTTATTTAGGGATTGAAAGACTGATTCTTGTATTTCTTCAGCACTGGCATTTGGGCTGAGTTCACTGAGTTGTTGCAAACCCTTTTTTTGATTTAGTGCAATCAAATTATCTATAGATAATTTATGTCTTTCCTTCTCTGCCCTCAAGAAGTCGGCAGCATTTTTTACATTTTTTCTGTTTGTAAAATTCTCAGATAGATTTAATAAATATTCCTTATCTCTTTTGTTTAGTTGAAGAGTTTGTATTTCATCTACTAAAGCCCTTTCTAATGAAGTGAATCCTTCGTCTCCGGTAATTATTTCTAGAGGAATATTTCCACTTTCGTATTGCCTTATAGTTTCGGCGATTTCATCCGGCGACTTTGTAGCAAAACCTTGTAACAAGTCAGATGCTTTATTGAAATTGCTTTGACCGTATTGTTTAAGTAACTCTCCTCCAGTAAGCTTTTGTACAACTCTTTTAGATAAATTGAAAAGCCCCGGAGTAAGAACGGATGCAAGACCTCCAGTAAGTCCTTGAGCCATCGGACCTCCGCCTCTGTAGGCTATTTCAGTTTCAGCTCCTATACCAGCGGCTTCACCAGCTGTAAACAAAAGTGGTCTTTTAGCGATGTCACTGGTTATCATTTTATCTACAGTCTTCAACCCCGGAATTAATTTCAGAAAAGGTTGAGCCATCTTGTAGTAAGTAAGCATTTTAAGATACTCAGCGGACTTCTGTTTGGCTATTTCGCCTCTTTCAACTGGATCTTCTATATTAAGTGTATTATTAATATCTGCTCTAATCTGATTGGCGATGTCAGTTGGCATATTTCCAGTATCCTTACGAGCATTCATTTCAGCAACGAATCTATCATTACCAAGAAAATCGGCGATGCCTATTATAGCGTTCACAGCTACGTCACCCATCATAGCACTACCCATTATTATAGGCTCCGCAACACCTTCGTAAAGTACCTCAGTGGGACCATACATACTAGTACCTAGTTGTTCTGCTATTTGTGGGTCTTGGATAGGCTGAATCGCCTCACCCTTTAATATACCACCGAACTTAGAGGTTGTAGTTGATGTGGTATCTTCTTTTAGTACTCCTCCGAATTTAGATTCCATCAGCTATTTTTTTTATAAATATTGGTCCATTTGGAGATTCTCTATATTCTGCACCAACTGGTAAAGCATCAAATTGTTCTTGTGTAGTAATTACATTTGAGGTATCTAGTTTGGGACTTACGTCACTTACACTACCTTCACCACCGACAAATATAGGATTCTTGGATGCTTCATCGTTGATAAATTTTTCCAACTCAAGATTAATGCTTCTTACATCGCTTGTTTTAGTTAACAGATCGCTATAGAAGTTATTAACTTTAATTTGCCTATCAGCCATATTTTTAACTGCTTTAAGTATTCGTTTGTTGGACTCTGGGTCTTTAGTTAATCCAGCACTCCAACTAGCAAATGTTGCCATTTCTCTATCAGATATAGCACCTTTTGTTTCCTCTAAGTACTGAAGCATTAATGGCTCAACTTGCGATTTAAATACCTCTTGATCGGATACATCGAAATCAGTTCCTAAGAAAGCGTTACCAAATTTCTTTAATTCTAGTTTAACATTTTCACCGAAACCAGTTTCTAAACCTTTATCTAATAAAGATATACCCTCTTCGGCTTTTAAGCTTCTGGTTCTAGCTAGATTAGCATCACCTATTTTAGGCTGTATACTTGTTTCAAATACACTTTTTTCTATAGCCGGAGATAGTTTTGATGCTTCTACTTCTGCTTCTCTTAACTTAGCTTGAGCCATACCTTGTGCACCCAAGAAATCAAAGAAATTATTTCTGAGGTCTTTATCTCTAGCTAATGCATTGATAGCCTCATCATCAGTTCCTTCTGGCAAATATTGCTTCAACAAAGAGGAAGTCATTTGTTGCTGTTTCTTTTCCTCCTTTTTTGCTTGAAAATTTTGTATACCTTGCTGAATACCAGTAGCTAAGTTCACAGCAGCTTGTTGCTCTAAAGCCCCAGCTTGAATTGCGGGGCTTATATCGAGTTGAGATAATTGAATTGGTGATGATCCTCTAAGCATAAAAATTAAAACCTTGGGTTGGTAAATCTGGAGTACCTAATTGAAAAGGTGATGTAGCTCCTCGGCTACCGAAATCCATACCACCTAGTATATTACCGATACCTCCGATTGTTTGACCTAATATCTGTCCACTTGCCGCAGTTCCTTGAGCTTGTGCTAGTCCTTGTCCTAAAATTGCTTGTGCTTTTCGTAAATCTTCTGCGGATCCTAGATTAATCGCTTGTCCGGGGTCTGTGACTTGTGCCCCTAGTGGTGTACTAGCATAAATTTGTTCTTCAGCAGAAGGTGCAAATAAGAAAGCAGATGGGTCCACCATAGCATATTGTGCAGATTGTAAAGCTCTTTGACGTGCACCAGTAGCTTCTGTTCTACGTGTTCTCTGTGCGGACTCTCTACTTAGAGCGGCTTTAGCTAATGTAGAAGCATCTCCGAGTCTTCCCATTCTTTGCCCTAAGCTCAGTGCAGTTTGCTCAGCTGTTCTAGCAGCCTCTACTCCAAGTGGTCCACTAGCCTCTGCTGTTAATCTTTCAGCTTCGGCTATATCCAACTCAGCGAGTCTAGCTAATCTTGGATCCTCTAGGGTTGATCTAATATCTCCACCGTACTGACCTAATAGACCTAACTGACGTAGCTTGGATTCCTCTTGGATGTCACGAATACCACGAGCTTTTAGTTCTGATAATTCTTGAAACTGTGGAATTAATTCAGCTTCTTTACCCAATATAGCACCCATTGCTTGTTGACCATAAAGACCATCTGTGTACTGCTGTTCGATTATATCTTGTGGGGTTCTAAATTTAGCGTAAGCATTTCTAATTGCCGCCTCTCTTTGGCGAGCTGCTTTTTTAGCCTTACTACTTCCGAAGATACCACCTAAAATACTACTTCCTATTGAAATAGCTGTGTTCGTATCAATGCATTTGATAGCTCCGATCTTAACAAAGTAATTGTAGATAAGATTATCTAAAGGTCTAAAAAATTCTATTAAAAAGTTTTTCATTTTAAGCTGTTCTTCTGTATCTGTATACTACTATATAGGGTTGTAAATTGTTGTGAGCAGAACCAGAACCAACTTGAGATGTTCTTCCCACCGTTCCAAATGTTCCAGATGTTGCTGGTCGCATTCTGTATGACTGAAACGTAGAACTACTTTGTGTTGCGTTTTCAGATATAGCATTCGAGCTAGTAACATCACCAGTTTCTGGAACAGTACCATCTACGACCGCAAGGTGATGGTGTTGTGCTAACTCGGATTCTGTCAGTGTATGAGTCTTAGCACCAGTTGTTCCGTTTGTATTAGTTCCGCTTCCTATTGCATCAAAATCATCATCTCCGGAATCAATACCAACTGTAACTTTACCACTTCCATAAGCTTCCCAAGTTCCAAATCCTATTTTTGTTTGGAAAGCTGCGGCTGTACTTTCTTGAGTTGTTTCTAATATAATGCCGACTGGATGTATTGAATCCTTTAGAGCAGTAGAAAATTTAACTAAGTCTACTTCACCGTCTTGAATCTGTAATTGACCAGCTGATGTAACCTCTAATCCGCCGCCTTGTAAGCAAGTACCAGTGCTACCAGTATAGTTTACGGCAACCTCTGAAGTATTTGTGAATGAAGCCGCATCTACTAGATTATCTAGCTTTCCAGATGTTACTTGTTCTGTTGGACCGAAATCAGTTCCTTTTACTAAAATAGACATATCTTATCAAATTATTTATTACTATTGTACACTACTTGTCGAGCGGAACGTCTCGGCTCCGGCAATTTTGAGAGATCTAAATCTAGGTCTACCTAGAATACTTGTTAAAGTCACTTGTAAGCCGTAGGCTCTTTTGTTTCCGATACGTCCTCTGACAGATACATCCTCGTCTGGAGCTACTACGGTTCCTATATAATTACTAGCTTTCTTTAGGTCAATAGCTCCGTCAACTAAGTCGCCATTTTCGTCTAGAACTTTACTATCTAAATTTTCTGTTGTAGCAGCTATAGAAATATCCGATGAGTTATCTGGACCGGACTGCAAATGAAGCTCGAAGTTGTTGAACTTCTTGCGGTCTATGGAACCTAGTGTAAACATTCTAGTAGTAGCTGAACCTTGAACTCTAGTTTCTTTTATCGTTGCTGGTTGACCAATATCTGTGATTACTCTATCGATACCATCAGCGAATACTTCTAATCTATGAATACCACCATCTGTATTTGTTACGTAAACCCCTCTTTTTAAACCTTTACCAGCTACCAATAATTCAGTGAACTCAAAGGATGAGAAAGAATTACCATCTGTGTCTACATTATTTACAGTATCTATAGACTCCCAGCTTTTATTTAAGAAGTTATAAATCAATAAAGTATTATTTACTGTAGAGGTTCCAGTAGGTACAGCTAAGTAATATTTGTTATCAAAGTATACAGCACTAGCTTTATCTACGTGTGCTTTGTTTATTGTATCTATTGTCTTTTGAATACTTTCAGATAGTGGTACTTCATTTCCGCGAAGGTTATATAAGTCCACGAAGCTCAGTCCATAAACACCGTTGTCTGATAAGAATATAATCTGATTACCGACTTGAATCACTGAGTTTTTGGCAGTTAATCCAACTTCATCTGTAAGTAACTGAGATTGGAATCCGCCTAAGTCTCCGTTTCCTACTACTATATGAATGCTATTTCTGTTGAATACAACTAACTTATCGTCAGAGAATGATAACATACCTACGTTAAAATCAGATCTACCAGCATTGAATCTAAACTGTCCGTATACTTGGTCGTATGTATCTGTATCAAGAATATCTGATATAAGAATCTCATCGAATATTTTACGATCCGAATATGTATCAGCTACGTCATCTACGCTATATCTGTAAGGAACCGCGAGTCTGCGTTGGTGATATACGCCGTACTCTGGTGCTGGCATATGAGAGAATCCTAATCCTTCGGAAACCTTGCGAGCAAATACTGGTGTACTTGTTAAGCTTTGTCCATCTGTTACGTGGGTACTTGTCTTAGATGCGTCCAAATAAAATTCAAATCCAGCGGCTAGAGCTAGAGTTTCATCTCCACTAATTGTAGTAGAAGGATTCTGTGGAACATAAAATATTATATCATTTCCGTTTACTTCAGATACGAATCTTTTACCGTCAATCTTAACGTCACCAAAATTAGCTATTGTAATGGGATCTCCAACATTTTTTCCGTGACCAGAAGCAGTAGCCGTAATTTTGTATAATCCATCGAACTCACCTCCAGTTATAAGTGCTTTAGTTACATTTGTTATACTTGTAGTAGAACCAGCAGTAAATACTTTAGCTACTGTTAATCTTTCTCCGATTACTAAACCAGATGTTTGATCTGCCGAAAGTGTTTTATCTCCTACTACTGAAATAATATCTCCTTGAGATACTCCGTCTGTTTGGTGTACTACTCCTCGGTTTTCAATCAAAGCGAACTCACCAGCGGCACAAACAATCTGAGTTGGTTGACTGTACTCTCCGCTTGACACCTTGTCTAATGTTGGCTCTGTATTAATATTTGTAGCGGATAAATCTTTTTCAAAGGGTGTATCTCCTTTGCGGAATATAATCAGTTTATTAAATGCTTGAATCATTTCAACTGGAGATGAAATGGTCTCACCTCCGGGATATGCTAAATCGTATTCAGTACTAGAATCTGAAACTTTGATTGCTACAGCTTTTGTGTTAGCGGCTAAAATTATATAGCTTTCGGACTCATCGTTGGGATCAGAGAAAATACAAGAACCATATACTTCATTGACGGCATCATCATTTAATTGTGGTTCCGTTCCACCATCATCTAAATCAAAAGGTAAAGTCAAAGCTGATCCACCTACAGATAAAGGTGCCTTAATATTATCAATACCTTTACGAGTTTGCCACTCGCCGTTTTGAGCCATTCTACCATTTTGGCTATCAAATAAAATACCAGAGGTCAACTGGTCTGGGCGTAGACGATTGTTGAATCCAATGAATCCGCGGTCTAGCTCCTCCAACATTCTGTCATCGAAGCGAGTGTATGTATCGTATCTTGCCATCTAGCAGTCCCAAGCCTTTCTTGACCAATAGTTAGCGGACATCTTTCCTTTGCCTTTAATGCCAGCACTACGAGCACAATAGCTTTTCTTGCTAGCTGGTATATTCTTTTTGATTTTCATATTCGCATCTCCGAAACGAATAATCTTTTCTTTACCACCTTCACAAGCTTTTACTACGAACTTCTTGCCGCCTTGAACATCTCGGCGAGGTACGTTGCACTTCATCTTCTTTTTGTCGATAGCCATTATAAATTAATTTTATTGTTTTTTAAATCGTCTACGTACTTTGCTTCTTCTTCAGTAAGTTTATCAAATTTACCTTCTTGTAGATCATCAAGTATAGCATTGAAACTTTTTATTCCTCCTCCTCTGAATCCTTCAAATTTTCCTTTATCTCTTATGAAAGATTCTTTATTTATTTTTATAAAATTTTTAAACTCATCAAATGTTCTTCGACCAGATCTTCCAGTAATTGGATCTACTTTTACATTTCCTAAAATAGCATCTAATGAAGGTTTAGTAGCTTGGGGCATAGAGCCTAATACTGGAATAGGAGTTGGGTCCATAGCACGAAGTCTCATACCAGAAGCATCTACACTGTAAGCAGCTTTAATGCTACCGTCTGGGTTTCTCTCTATCTTAATCATTACTTCTTACTCCTTACTTTTGCTTTTGGTGTGTTACTTACAAATTGTTTTCCTTTTGCTCCGCCAGCTTTTTTCTTGCGAGCTGTAGCCGCTCTTTCAGACTTAGTGAGACTCTTGGCTTTTGCCATTGGAAGACAACGGTCTGGTCTTTTCTTATCTTTTGAGGTTCCACAAGGTCCTTTGATTGAACCGTCAATTCCGATTCGTACCCAGTTTTGTTCTCTCCACTTTTTGAGCTCACCCATTATTTAGATTTTCTTTTAGCTTCGTTAAGCATTTGGGTTAAGTTTTTTTTATCTTCAATTAAAGATCTTTGATATAACTTATCTACACTTGTTAGGGGTCTACCCTCTTGTAGCATTTTGTCTACCCTTTTCTTTAACTTTGCATTAGTTGTTAATGCGTTTTGTATTTGTTGAACTTTACTTTCTTGTAACATAATAAATTATTTCTTCTTCTTAGATTTCTTGGCGTAGTTAGGATCTTTACAGTACTTACTAGCCGCCATATTAGCATAAGCACTAGGATACTTATCAAAAGTCCTACGTGCCCAAGCGATTCCTTTTTTACAAATCTTAGCCATTATACTTTCTTACGTGTTGATCCTACGCTAGGACGGCGTATAGCCTTTGCTTCACTTTCGGCGGCACAAGCTGGACAGCAAGAACCCTTCTTCTTGTCTCCGATTACTACAACTGATATAAGTCCTCCGGGCATTATTTTTTGTAGCCTTTACCTTTACCCATTAGTTTTTTCTTACCAGCGACTCTTTCGCCGCAACTTCCTTTTCCGTATTTGTCCATAGTTATTTCCTCTTAATTAGTGTTAATGTTAGTAAACAAAGTCCCATAAGTAAACCAATGTGCATAGACTCTGGTATATTCGCTTGAAGTTCTCCGGGACCTTGTATTGTAAATTGTATTCTTCCAGTTGTGTTAGGATCAAAAGAAGTGAACACCGCTGTGTAATCTTGACCACTAGTTAAAGATATTGAACCATCAAAGGGTAGAGATGTTTCTTCAAAGCTATGTTCAAAAGAATCTCCTTGTTTTCCTCCAAAGAATGTATACTCGTCATCATTGAATGCCCAAGGCATATCATAGATTAAATTATTATCTGAAGCAAATCCCTCATATAATAATACAGATGTATCGTTAGTACCGCTACTCAATGCACTTGAGTAATTATTAAAATCATAGAATCCAGTAGCAGTTGGTTGGAACTCTATATATTCGTAATAAGTTTTTATATTTTGTTCCTCTGAATTATCATCAAATACAAAACCTTCTACATAATTTGATTCACCTATATCTACGGTTAAATCATAGCTTACGCTATTAAGAAACACATTAGCTATCAATGCTGTACTTATGAATAATAATGGGATAAGTATTTTCACTTTTTGAATAAAGATGTAAAGATTGAGGCAAACTCTTTGAAGAGCTTAGAGATGAAGTTATCCTTAGGCAAAAACATCACCACTATTGATATTATACCAATGTAGGCAAATGCTATACCGAGCATATTGTCCTTGTAGTTATCGAATATATATTTAAAAAATTCCATTTTTATTTTTTAATATAATTTTTGTACGCTTCCATTTGTTTTTTCGTTGCCTTTGCACTTGGGTCACCAGAATATATTCTAGCAAATATAGTTTGTTTTATAGCGTCATCATTACTTTCATAAGCAGTTCCTTTAAAAAAATCTCTTTGCTCATCCGATATATCTACGTTTGGAACAAATCCTTCATTATTCATTTTTAGTCTCAAGGCTTCATTCATAGCAACTGCTGTTTTGTTAACACTAGGATCCGAGTACGGATTTAATATTATATCGCCAGTTTCAAAACTAGCCATACCTCCGACTTTTGGATTTTCCCTAAAATATTTATCTTCTCCGGCAAATAACTTATTTCTTATTTTATAACCTAAAAGTTTTTGATTTACTCTTTGTTGTGCGAATTGTTTTGCGTTCATTAGTTTGTGGGCGATACTGGGATTGTACTTGAATGAGGCTTCATATCATCATTCATTGGTTCAAAAGGTGTTTCTATTGTGGGTAAATCGGACTTGACATCATTGGACTCTGTGCTAGTCTCAGAGGATGAATTACTTTCTTGAGATTGTTTCTGTTCTTCAGTTTGCTGTTCTTGGGTTTGTTCTTGCTTATCTTCTTTATCTTGTTCTGAATCGCTTTCTTTAACCTCTTCACTTTCTTCTGATGAACTATCTTCTTTTGATTCTTGCTCTTGGCTTTGGGACTCTGATGATTTATCAGTTTGTTGTGGCTGATCGCTTTGAGAGGAATTTTCGGCGGAAGAACTTTGTGAAGAAGGAGAGGTTTCTTGTGTGGTGTCCGGAGCGTCAGCAGCTGGTTGAGAAATCTGTGACTGTTCGGAAACCGCAGCGATCTTCTCAGCGATAACCACTTGACCCCAATCATTCAACTCGTGGAAATCAACAAAAGTATCAATGAAGAATGGAACTTCAATACGCTCTTCGACAACATCGTTTGCGACACTTGCCACGAAGACTTCTGTCTGATCTACCGCAACCGTTGTCTGAGCAACTGCGGCTGTACTTACAGCGACACTACCAGCGGTGCCTAGTTCGCTAACCTTCTGTACAACCGGAAGGTCTTTTACTTTTTCAAGAAGAGACTTTTTAAGTTGCTTACTAGCTGACCTAGCTTGTTGGATAGCTTCAGCAGACTGCTCTTTAATCTCTTCAGAATCTTGATAGGCTTTTCCATCCAAGACTTCGGACAGAGAATCCCGCAATTCTTTGAGTTTATTTTTGGCAGTTTGCTTATCCATTTACAAAGTTTACAGATCATACTATTTACTTACTGCTGCACTTCCGAAATAGAAACTGATTATACTAATAACGGCTGTCTTGATTTCGGGGAGAATGATATATCCGTGAAGAGTTTGGTAATTTGTACCTTTGAAGATTCCGAACCAATTACTGTAGTCAGTAGCGATGGTAACGCCGGATTCACTGTTTGCTAGAATAAATGGTGCAATGATTACTCCAAATAATACTGTCAGTACAATAATTCTACGTGTCCAAGCACCAAAGGCATCTACCCTTTTTGCTGCGGCATCGGCACTTTCGTCTGATGCTTTTTGTTTTTCAATTAGTCCCTTAGTAAGTGCTGCTTGGTTTTGTACCAATGTACCTACTAGTTTAAAGATAAAGCCAGAAGCTCCACCACCTAACATTGCTAATAATTCTGGTGTCATTTAAGTTCCCTCCATAGTTTATAGATTGATAAAACTGTTAAAGTGATCAGAACTGATTTAGACACTACGCCAAGCACAAGGTCTACGCTCTGTAATGTATCCGTGGCTATCCATCCGAAGATTCCTACGGATAATCTTTGTAGTGTCTCTTCCATACTAGACTTCCTCTGGTGCTGGGAAGGTGACGCTATTTGTAATAGCTGACTCTTCATCTTCTGTTAGTTCGTATCCGTTCACTAGTAGTGCATACTTGTCATCAGCAGTTACTTGTGGGTAAGTCTTATAACGAGTACCAGAACCTACTCTGTGGTAAGCATAGCCTCGTCTAGCACCCTCTGCATCTGCTTTTACTAAAGCATCTTCTAGAGTGTCGTATACAATGTAATTATCTGTTTCTTCGCTCATAATTAAAAAATATTATAATGATTATTTACTTCGTTTCTTATGGTTACAATGTCATCTATAGTATCACCTTGCATAAACATAAGTTCTTTTATAAATCCTTGTGCCGCATTTTGGTAGTATACATTATTAGCAGAATCACTTGATTGAAATATTTTAAAGTGAACATTGCTTGTTAATGTTAAATCAGTGAATGTTCCACTTCCAGTTGTACCATTTAGAAATGTACTCAATGATGAACCATCTACAACAGCAGTTCCTATTGTCTCTGATAAAAATAAATCATCGTTATCTACAGCACCTATAAAGTCTCCAGTACTACTGGTTTTTAAATTAGTAACAAACATTCTACCATTAGGATTTGTGTCACTTAAATTTAAAGCAATACTTCCAGCTGGGTAAGATTGTGTATTTCTAGTATTACCAAGTATAACACCACCAGCTTGAGAACCATCATTCTCCTCCATATTTGCCATAACTGCAAGCCATCCAAATTTAGATGAGGTGATATTCGTGGAGTCAAAGTCTGGGTCAGATATTTCTAAGTATTGTTTCGTTGAATTATTCAAACGAGATGGAGAATAAACACCTCCAGTAAATCCACCATTGTTAACAATGAATGGTTGTGTATCTGCACTTTGGCTTTTTAAATCAAAACCATTACCACTTTGGTCATACCAAGTTTCTACGAAACCATCACGAGCTATGCGAGATACTTTAAAGTCAGATATAGTTACAGTCCCACCAACAGTATCTCCTTCTGAGAATACTATATTATCTCCATTGCTTTTACCGCTAACACTATAAGTTAGTGTATGTGCATTAAATCCATTTGTTACTTGAATAATATCAGATGCTCCATCACCTCCACCAACAGCATCTCTCAATCTTATTTGAGGACTTTGGTCAGAACTATCTGGGTGAGTTACACCACTTGCATTGAATGAAACAAACACAGAATCACCAAAAGCTAATGTCTCTTTTAAGGTAACTCCAACAAATGATGTACTAGCACTATTACTGTAACTAAATCCATCTGTGCTTGTAGAGCTAAATGATTCAGCTCCAGTATTTTGCCACTCAGTTTGAGTTAAATCATTCGCATCATTGTACAAACCATAATAGTTATTGATGTTGGACTCAATCTTGAAGCGATTGGCTGATTGGTCTGAGTTATAAATAATCAACTCCTCCATTGTTCCTTTTAAACCCCAAGTTGTTGCATCACTTGGTACTTGACTAATACCATCAAGAACCTTATCTGCCGCTACATCTACATCCATCATAGTAAATAGCATTTTATCTTTAGTTGCTAATTCACTATAAGCATCACCTCTATTAGCTAATGTTATTTGTGAAGCATTTCTAAATTGCGAGCTACCTTGTTCTGCTCCTCCTACTGTAGCATTTTTGTACACTTGAGTATTTGTACTTGATGTCTGCATCATAGGTATCATAGTAGCAGTAGTAATATCAGTAGAACCACCAAGAATAATTTGTAAATTTTCAGTACCATCTATATCTAATACTGTAAATATACTAGCATCAGTTAATGTTAAGTCTGTAAAATTAAGTGCATCGTTATTACCATCAAACTGAATACCATCAGCAAGCAATGCTCCACTCTCTGCAATCTTTGGTTGGTTAGCAGCAGTCGCTTGAACTGCATTGTTTGACCCAGCTTGGTCGTACCAAGTGTGGACGAAAGCATCTGTTCCACTAATAAAATCTCCAAGGGTAGTAGCAGTTGTTTGTCCACTTTCACCACCTTCTTCAGCTACATTTGTAATCGCCGAACTAGCACTTACCTTACCTTCTGAATCAAAAGCTACATCTACCTCTACATCATCTGAGCTTCTACGAATACGAACTGCATCACCGCTGTAACTAGCTTTTACCTTACGAAGACTATAAGCAGCTGCGGCATTAGTTGGGTCAACATCTACTGGTAGTGTAGTCTCTAATTCACCGTTTACCCATTTTTCTAAAGTACCATCTTGTACTTGATTAGCCGAAAATCTTTCTTCGTCATCTATTCCAGCTGTAGTATCATTTGGTTCTCTACGAACTCTGACAACAGAACCATTCATTGCACCAATGTCTCGCAATGAGTACGCAGCTGCGGCACCCCCGAACCTACGAGCTATTCCTAGATCGGTATCTCTACCAGAGTATCCTTTAAGTACGTCCCAAGTTGCCGCCAACTCAGCATCCAAAGGGTTGACTCCGTCAGCTAGTTGTTCTGAAGACATTAGTTAGTGAACTGAGATGCGTGAATCTTTGCGGAAGTACCACCGGAGCGAATGAACTTAGCTTTGACAGCTGCCTCTTTGCTGAAGGTATAACTTCTACCAGCGAATAACTTGTGACCGTTTGATGTTGTGGGTGCACTACCATCGAATGTCATAAATACATCAGCGTCTTGGACATCCATAGCGATATATTTAGTCAATGAATCGAAGGCACTTGTGTTGTCATCGTTTGCTCCAGAGAACAGAACGCCACCAGCGGTAGCATCAACTGTCAATCTGTGGTCATTTCCGGTTCCACTTGGTACGGGATAAAGGTTAGTTACGAATGAATTTGCCATATGAGTATTTTACATTGAGTGTCAACGACTTTGTCGATTGACGTAAGTTGAAAATTTGTGATTAATTGAGTTATTGTTTGAACGAATATCTATTTTTTCTAGCTCGATGTCTAAATAGTTTTTAGCTATTTGTTCTTCGGTTAGAGCTTTACCGTGCTGACCATCCATACGTAAGAAGTCTGCATAAGATGCGTGAGCTACAAAGTAAAAGAACTCAAGTGGAAAGTCTGTTGAATCCGCTGTAAATGTAGGAAGTTCTTTTTTATAAGTAACAAATGCTGATGTATCATTATCGTTAGTTATATTTAAAATATTAGCACCGTTAGCATCCACGTAAAAATCATATTCAAGAGCTGAGTTTTTTTGAAATGCTTGAGTTCTATGAATGCGAATAAACTCACCTATATCATCTTTACTGGCTTCAGTATAAGGTATTACATTACCGGAGGTAAGTGTTCTTTCTTCGGAAATAACTAAGTACCTAGACCAAGATGGACTCAAGTTATAAGCTTCCGCAGCTCGGCGATTTACAAAACTGAGAATCTTAGAATCCTCCTCAGTTGTAAAAGAACTCACACCGGCTAACGCTTGTATGAGTGCTTTGAGATCTGTATAACTTTTTACTTGCATTATATTTTATTAGGGGAAAGTTCAGCAAATGTTTTATTGTAGTGCTTTAAAAATTCTTTGGAGTGTACCTCCTTGTGTCCGTACTTACTTGTAAGTCTAAAGAACTCACGAGCCGGCATAGTGGCTACTGGTTTCCCTAGTACTGGATGCGTTGTGCCCTTAAGGTGTGCTGCTTGTTTAGCGGCAGCTGCTACTCTCTCGTGTTCTGTTTCTCTTTCTAATTTGAAACCATTCTTGATCTCTTGCATAAATGCTGCATCAATTTCATCATCTGTGAAATTCTTTGGTAAGTCCGTAATAATATCCATAATAGTTTTAAGTTAAAAAGAAAAGGTATAGGGGGCTTTCGCCCCCCGTACCGAATGTAAGGATTAAGCAGTTCCTTCGATAACACCGTGTGCTTGTGGGTGATATACTCCTAATGTAAGAGCACAATCCACGTAGCCACGCTCACCACCACCTTGGTTAGGTAGACGTGTTGATCCCATTGGGATTAACTCGTGAATACCAACGTATTCTGGGTTGATTAAGTATCCGGACTCACCAGCGGATGAACCGAAGTCTGGCATACAATCTGGATTACCGTTTACGATGGAAACGATACCGTGGTCTGATTGGTATAAATCAACAGTAAGTTTGATTTCACCAGCTCCACCGTCATAGTTTACTGAACGCACATTGTTTGTAGCTGAAGCAGTTACACGAGCGAAATCACTGATAACGCGGCGTAATTTAGTGTCAGCAACCAATGTTAGGTCATTAACTGTACCAGTTTCTTTGAAGATAGAAGCGATGATGTCATTCAATGTTGATTCACTGAATGCTGTAGCACCAGCTTCTGCAACTGTGTAGCGGCTGTCTGCTGGAGTACGGAATGCTGCTGGAACATCTGAGTCAGCAGCGTTAGCTTCTAACCAACGTCCTAAACCACGAAGGGCATAAGGAGTGTCGGAACCGTTTTCTACAGTACGATCTTGAGAACCAGCGATAGTTTTTTCGATGTCGCGTTTAAGCTCACGAATTGCTTTAGCTTCTGCTTGAGCAATCTTAGCTGGTCCGACTGAATCAACTGCTTCTTGTAGATCAGATACTTGGTAATCGCGGCGGAACTTCTGAATGTAGTTACCTAGTTTTGCACGTCCAGCGAACTGATCAGTGAATGTACCTACGTCAGCACCTTCACGGATACCAGTTGATGATGGAGCAGCTAATGCGTCTACTGTCCACTCTACGAATGTAGCGTTTGCTTTCTGCTTTTGAGCAGATGAAAGGATTGGAGTTTCTTCCGGAGCAAGAATTGTCAAGACATCTGTCAAGTCTTCTCTGTTAGAAACACCAGATCCCGTATTTGTTGTGTCATATGTATTACTAAATGCCATAATATTTTAATGGGTTGTGTTTGTTTAACGATTTTTAATTTGTTGTGTTCTGAGAGTTATAAAATCACTCTTGTTGCCAGAATGTCTAAACCGTTGGTTAAGGTCTTTAAGTGCCTTAACGGACTTATTCACACCTTTATCTGATGATGCTCCGGCAGATATTGCTGCTTTTGGAGGTGTCAACGTAGCTGACTTCGGAGCTCCCTTGACTGGTTTACGTCCATAAATACTATTCGCTGCGTGAGCCATCAGATAGTTAAGTTGAGCTGCAACTTCTGGATCTGCTTTTTCTCGTAGTGAATCGAATCTAGGATCTCCAATCATAGCTTCGTAGCTTTTGCGTACGTCATTGTCGTCTCCTTGTAACCAGTTCAACTCTTGTTCAGCTTGTGTATCAAAAGCTTCTTTGAGCTGATGTGACTGCTGTACTCTTTGAACTGTTTGTAGTTGAGATGGTAAGTACTTATCACGAGCCTTACGAGCGTTGAGTAAACTCTTACGCACATCTGATTTGGTTAATTCCTTGCCTTCAACTTCCGTTACTACATCTTCGGGTCCGTAGCCATCTGCATTGAATAATGTTTCCTCTGCCCATTCTATGACATCTGTTACTTCCTTCGCCTTTTCTTGTAATCCTTCTAACGTATCTACTGATGCGTAGGGATTATTGGCTACTTCTTGAGTTTCTAATGGATTATTATTTTGCAGTTGAGCTTCCATCTCTTTCAGTTTTGCTTCAGCAGCTTTACGTTTTGCTGTGAGCTCACCGAATCGAGCGACTGCTCTACTTCCTAGCTTCTCGGATAATTCTCGAAGATCGTCTTCGGACATATCATCTAGATCTAACTGTGAAAGAACATCTTCGGAACCTTCTGGTTCTTCAGTTTGTTCAGCAACGATTTCTTCACTTGTCTCCACCTCTGGACTCTCGACCTCGGTTTCTTCTGTTACTTCATCTGTTGCTTCAACTGGTGGAGCCACTTCTTGAGTTTCCTCAGTTAGTTGCCCCAAGCGGCGGTTTACAAAATCCGCTGCTGACATATTTGACTGTGACGCTGTTGTTTCGGTTGAGGGTTCAGCGACTCCCTCTGTGATTTCGTTTGACATAATGTTTGCACTCCTTAACGCCGAGCGATGGCGATAAATGTATTATAACTTATGTATCAAGCCTATCAGAGAAACGAACTTGGAGTTTTCTCCAGTCGCACATTTGTAGTATCTGATCGTATGTCAGAATGCGTCCAGATATTTGTTGTATCTGTTCGTTGCTTGCGTTATGTAGCTCTTCAATGGTTTCTTCACGAAGCTCTGCTACTACTTTTAGGAATCGAGCAAAGTGCTCGTGATTACCTAGTGATTGTAAGTCCTTTTCTAAACTCATAAATTATTCCGCTGCTGAACGCATAAGTGCTACAGTACGCGGTCCTCTAGTCTTTACTTGTTTGTACCACTTGGAATCAACCATTTCATCCGCCGCTGTACCGTAATCATTTTGCTCTAAGGCAGCTTTCATCTTCTTGAATGTACTCAACTTACTGTATCCTAAGTTGTATGACATATCAATCAATGCCATCTGTACATTCTTGGGTCGGCTCTTAATATTGGGGTCGAACTTTTGTAAATCCTTAATGGCTCTAGACAATGAGTAACTATATAATGAAGATAATTCCTTGTCGGTTAATGACCTCTTGCCGGACTTTAGTTCCTCTCTGTTGAGATTTAATGAATCCAAGATGGGTTGATTAGTTTTGTCCTCTAGGTTAAAACCAATTCCTATGGACATATTGCCCAATGAATCCTTGTAAGCTTTTGGTCTTACACCTTCGTTGACTCCTATCATTTGTGCCACTTCTTCGGCACCTTTATTTTTTGCTACAGCTCTCGCTACGTAGCCTTGTGCGGATAAATTATCAGCCATATTATATTCCTTGTGTGTTAATGTCTCCCATCTGAGCTGGCTCTGTACCGACTCTACCGATTTGGGCGTTCTGTGCTTGTTGCATCTGGAAGGTGTATTGTCCGGCGTACTTCTCAAGTCTCGCAGCAAATGCTTCATCTGATTGAAGTCTTTGTGCAACGTCTGGCTGAGAAGCGTACTGCTGGATAACAGTAAGAGCAATTTGAGCACCGTTAGGACGTGCCGGCATTTCGATACCAGCAAAGATTTTAGCGAGGTCATCTGTTACTTGTTTTACAACTTGTTCTTGAGCTGCTTCTGTAGGTTGTAGCACACGATCCGCAAGTACCGGATCAATGCTGTTAGCAGCCGCATCGAGCAAGCTATCAATGTTAATACGACCACTGCGGTCCAGTTGCGTGAGAGCAACCATTTGTTGAAGTTTCTTCTCTTGAGTCTCTGGATCCGAATTGAGGACATCATATGAAATCATTATGTCGTAGTTCTCATCTGGGTTACCCTTGTTGAAAGCTACGGGGTCTGGCGATCCGGTAACTCTAAAGAAAACTGAGTCCGGTCCAAACCGCTGGAAGCATTTATAACACATCTGTAAAACCTCTGCGGAGTGCTGTAAGAACTTATCAACTAAGAATTGTTTACGCACTTGAGAGATCTGAGATGTTTCATCAAGTCCACAAAGTCTGTCCGCTTGTGCTTCCATTGTTTTTTCTATTTCAATGGAACCAACTGGTGAAGGAGGAGTTGGAGCAAAGTCGAGATCTCCTTTTCGGCGGTAAGGTATCATCCTTCCGGGACCCCAATCTGTTGGTGCTTGACCAACTGGGTGAAGAATCGGAGGTAGAGTGGCTAGACTGTTTCTATCAATACGTGAGTCCCTTTCTACTTTTACTTGATTCTGAATGCCGCGAAGGATGTCTGGAATAGTTTGAGTATCATAGAGCCTCTTACTATCTTCAGAAAGTTTAGTAACTACTACTGGGTAGTCTTCGTAACCGTTCAATAACTCGAACTTA